TGCGCGTGGCACCGGGTAAAATGGTTATGGCCCCGCCACGATCCAAAATGGCACCGTCCATTGCGCCTTGCAACTCGGTAAGGACAGTTGCAACCGTCTCACTACAGGATACCAAGAGACCTGCCTGATAACGCGGTTGAGTTCCGCCCGTCGCATTGGCAACCTGTTCATCGCAGGTGTTGTATGCCGAGGTAAGCATGGCGGTATCAAGGTCGCGGGCCTCAGCCTCAGCACCGAACAGTAGGCTACCATTGGAGTAGAATCCACGAAGACAGGCGGCGGCCAATACAGCAGCGTTACGCGAATAGACCTGGCTATTGGAACGGTCGTCATACACGTCGACACCGTCAAGGACGAAGGTCAGCTGCGGCTCGCCATTGGGGAATGCTTCAGGCCAGTAATCATAGCGTACGACTGCGTACGCCATGTTGGTGCCCTTGTGGTTCGCAGTCCACTGGGCATTCCAACTGGTGACAGTTGCATCAGCCGAAGGGTTTGAGGAGCCGCGGTGCACACGCAGCTGCATGCACGAGGAACCATTCTTGTTCGCGTGCTGGTGGCAGTTCACCAGCCCATTGTGGTAGTCACCGCTGAAGGTCAAGACATCCTTGCCCTCCATGACCTTGACAACGCCGTTGATAGGCAGATCGGCCAGGGCTATGATACGGACGAGATACCGATTGTATACATCATTATCTTTACCTTCAACCTCGCGAACACCGTAGGTGAAGGACCAAACAACCGAGCCACCAGTGGCGCAGCGGCCGAGGGGAATCTGTCGGGGTAGTGAGGGATCTAGCTTGAGCCTGAGTTCTGAACCCTGCTGTGAGGTACGCGCAGCAACCTTTGGCTTACGGGTAAGGAGCGTCGCCGCAACCGTAACCGCCAGCGTGAGGATGGCTGCCTGAATTGCAGTAATAGCCGCCGTCGCCGCCAAGTACGAGATGGCGGTCGTTGCAATTGCTGCACCTGCTGCTACTACTGCTGGAGGCATTAGATATTACCCACCCCGTAACATTTAAGCGCGGTCGACAGCGGAGCACGGCCACAGCCTTCTTTGCCCAGCGCCCAAAAGAAGGGCGGGTCCGCTATGGCAAGGGCTGCTGGGAACTTGTCCGAATAGTGTGCCGTGAGCTCCGACGCCTGGTCGGCGGGTGCCAGGATGATATCACCCCTTTTGGCATAAGCCAGAGGTTTCTCCTCAAAGAGGGTCGCGATGTACTCTTCCTGCGACTTGAAGCCACCCTTGCGCATGGCCTTATAAGCACTCTCTGCGTCGGTTATTTCATACTTCCGAAAGGGCTCGTAGATGTCGACACCTGTCATCGCCTCTACACCGGCCGCCACCCAGCTACCACAGTGGAAGAACTCCCAATCACAGGCATACGCCTCCCTCTGGCTCTCTGCCAGGAATTCGATAAGCCGAATAGGCCAATCTGGGAGACGCTCAATAGTCATTAGTACTCCCGCAAGCGGGTACCAGGGCCACTAGCTCCCCCGCCCGACCGAATATCTGAGGAGACATTAGTTTGTGTGCCATTGGGGAAGTATCCGATGGGAGTCATAACACCCGCCCCACTACTTGTTCCCCCGCCGCTAGAGCTTGGCCCTGCTTGGGAAAGGGCCGCACGAATGAAGGTACCAAAGACACCACCAGGTATGGGCATGCCAAGCCCCCCACCACCACGCGGAGCCTTCTTACCCCAGTAGATGGTCTTCTCGGCTTGGGCAGCATCCTGTGTAAAGGAGAAAAACATATCCGACGAATCGATTTCCTGTTGGTCGGCGTGCGACCGGGTACGGTAAGTCGAGCGCCCATAACGCATCGCTAGGCTGTCACAGACAATCTCCAGGCGAGCCGCGACAGGCTCCTCGGCCAGGAGGTCAAGCTGCTGGTCGACCAGGCGTACATGGTTAATCTTCATCGCCGCAATCGGAATCATCAGGTTGACAACGGTCTCCTCGGGATAGGAAAGTCCGTAGGCAAAGTCAACACGACGCTGCTGATGCAGGTAACCCATGATGTCACTCAACACCCGGGCAGGATCCTGAATCCCGTGCTGCTCCATCCGGTTGCCGTCACAGATCAAGGTAATAGGCTCGGCAGCGAGATCGGCACCGGAACGAACCTCGATGGACTCGGTTAGGGCAGAGGCGCCAATATAGGTCTGGCCACCAGCAACTACGTCGAGCACATCATCGGTGAAGCGATAGGTGCCCGCATCGAGGTAGAAGGTAGCGAGTAGCCGGATTCGGACCGCCGGAGCGCGTAGCAAGGCACGCTGTGCATTGGTGAACGCCCGCGCCATCAGGTGGCCCTATTGATGAATTGTGCTGCACGGAACGAGATGGTGGGGAGACTCTCGACGGCGTCGTCCTCCTTGAAACCTCCGATCATCTTCATCTCGGCACACGCCTTCTGGTAGCGCACTACCGTCCCATTAGGAATGGTAATAGGCAGACGAGGACGCACTATAACGGTTGCCTGCTGTCCGGAAAGATTTGCGCCAATGGCAACACGGAAAAGATACCAGATATTGCCAATCTTCATGGAGAGATAATCACCCGCAACGAACCCCGGCGCCGTGTTTACCGATCCACTAGCAAGTCCCAACGCCCCTGTCGAGGCATTATAGCTTGTCGTGGTTACCGTACCAAGAGGGTTGCTGCCGACAGTAGCAGTACGGTAATTGTAAGGCATAGGACGCCGGGGATCAAACGCGAGGAAGGTCTCAATAGACCCCTCAAGGCGCATGAGGAACTCAATAGCTGCATTATACCGATCCCCCCTCAAAGGTGGCGTGGCATAATCAGCCAGCCACATAGGCGTAGCCCGATCGATAGTCTGCAGGAATCCCCCGCCCTGGCCCGTGATCTGCTGCTTATGACTAAGACGAAAGTTCTTAGACGAAAACACCAGCCCGGTTGGAATTTCAAGTCCTAGTGGCATATTATTGCGGCCTCAATCTACGCCTACTGTCGCGAACCCTCGCATCGATGGCGTAGGGCAGTTGCTGTCTAAGTCTTGACTCCCGGATCAACATCTCCTGCTTGAGCATCGCGATGGCATCAGGCGTTGCACCGCGAGCATCGATGGTGGCTCTTTGATCTATAATAGTGGTACCAGAATTGCCCTTCAACTGGTTACTGTTGGCAATAAAGCCTGACGTGCTCGGGAAGAAGATCTCGCCACCGGTACCCTGTTCGTTGACTTCGTAACCCCAACCCTTGGTGACCGGCCCGCCCATTGCGCGACCCATCATGAAAGCATTAGCACTGTCATAGATGGCGGAGTTAGCAACGGCCCCGTAGCCCCCACCCCCTCCAAAGAAGGCGGTGCCAACCTTGATTAGGCCACCGATGATACCTCCGAGGCCACCACCGGCCCCGCCCATACCGCCGTTCACCATACCACCCATGGCGGCAATCTTCATTAGGGCCTGCGCAGCAAAGTCTGCGGCGATGGCTAGCTGTTGAGTTGCCTGTGCAGCCGCTTGGGTACCCCCTGCATTCCCCTTACGACCGCCAACGATGCCTGCAGCAATGCCTCTCGGGTCCATCGCCCCAATGAGCATGTCGAAGGATTTCTCCGCGAGGAGGTTAACCGCGTTCTCGGCAAAGCGGTTGACGATACCCATGAACACATCGGTGACGGCTTCGCCTAGCTTCTTGGTACCGTCTGCCACGTCGATGATGGCACTGTACATATCCCGGAAGCCGGAGACCCACATGTCCTTAAGTTCGGCCATGCGTTCCTTGGTACGCTCAAGTTGACGCTCTGCCTCGGAGATTTGTGCGACCGTATTGGCAAAGTCTTCAGGCGTCTGGTGTGCCTGCCGTTGGACAGCATCGAGCTTCTCGTACTCGACCCGATACTTCTCCACCGCGTCCGCAATCTCGTACATCCGCTCGGCTTCTTTGCCGACCTTATCGCCCCGCGAATAGGCTTCGTTAAGGACCTGCGCACGTTCGAGATCCTTTGCGGCCTCGGCCTCCATCTTATACACTTCTTCGAGGGCACGTGCTTGGCGAGCAGCTTCTGCCTGAGCCTTGTTGAACTGTGCCAAGGCATCGGCAGTCGTCGCAGCAGTAAAGCCCAAGGCGGCAAGACGGAGGCGCAGGGCTTCGAGGGCCTTTTCACCCTCGGGGCCAAGATACTTAAACTTGGCGATCTCGTCGTGAGCCTTATTGACTGCCTCGACGACCCACAAGTCTTCCGGGTTACCCCCGCGCACGAGAAAGTCGATTGAGGTCTTGAGCCCCTCAAGGTTTAGGACACCTTCGTCAATTGCCTCCATCGAGGAGCGGAAGGCAGTCATCGCATCCTTGGCACGGTCGGTAGGCTCAATAATGTTAGCGAGGGCAACGACGAGATCCTCTGTGGAGGCACCTGCCATGTCGAGCTTAGCCTTCATGGCATTGAGCTCGTTCTCGTTCATACCCTGAATCTGTTGGCGGGCCTCCGTAATGGCGTCGATTCGACGGAAGTCAGGGGACGCCACAAACATGGCATCCATCGCCTGGCGGGTAGCTGCCAAGGTGTCCTGGAGTTTCTGGACTGCCTCTTGAGCACGCTCGGCCTCATTTGCAGCCTTGTTACTACCCTTGTCGGGTTTGCCTTTATCCTCGGTGCCGATAGGCATGCCGGCAGAAGGTGGCATGGCTGCCTGGCGGGTGGCGATTCCCTGCAGATCGAGACCGAGACCACCAAGGCGGAGGTACTCCTGCCGAGCCTCGTCCCGCTTCCTCTGGGCGTCAGCTATGCGCTGCTTCCTGATGTCGCGCATCGGGGTAGCAAACTGGCCAGTCTTTCCGGCCCAGAACATATCCTCCACGTACTGGCCAGCACCACCCTTCTGCATCCTCCCAAGGGCGTCCTGGGCTGCACCGAAGTTTGAGGAGGCAGTCTTCTGCATAACCGCGACCTGGTTCATCATGGCCTGTGTGGTCTGCAGGGTGGAGGTCAATGCAAGCTTTTGACCCGAGATGTACGCCGAGATACCTGAAGTATCACCAAGCGCACCCTGGAGGCTTGCTGCGGCATTCTGCGCAAGATTGAAGCCGATAGTTGCCGCACCGATGACAGCGGTAAGGCGGACGACCAGAGAGATGATGGCGCCCCACGGGGTAGTGGCAAAGACCGCGTATAGTGCCATCTGGGCGCCGATAAGGCTAAAGGTAATTCCGCGCAGGGCCATGAAGGCCGCACCTACCGCGGTGGCACCAGCTGCCATGGCACTCCAGACCATCGGAGCAATCATTACTGCTGCGACACCTGCAAACGCACCGGCTAGGCCGCCGAGGATCCCGGCGATGTTCCCCATGTTGTTTGCAACGGAGTCCAGTGTACTCCCTAGTGCTTCGAGAAGACCCTTCCAGGCATTGCTGATGCCGAATGAGCGGTCAACGGCCTGGCCAAAGAACAGCCAGGAGTTGGAGAGACGCTGCATCGAGGCCTGGAGAGTGTCGACGTTCTTCGACATGTCCAAACCGAAGGCAATACGCACCTGCTCGGTGAACTTGGGTAGGAAGTCACGTGATATGACCTCCCCGTCCTTCATCATCTTGTTCAGCTCACGGGTAGTAACACCCATGGCTTGAGCCGCGATGGCAAAGGCACCAGGCAAGCGATCGCCCAACTGTCCACGAAGTTCTTCCGCCTGGACAGTACCCTTCGACATGATTTGGTCGAGAGCCCGGAAGACACCTGCAGCATCTTCTGCCGACAGCGATAGGGTGCCCGAGGCTACTGAGAAGACCTCGAACATACGGTTGATCTCGGCCTGAGCCATGCCGGCTGCCTTACCGGATGCAGCCATACGCATGTAGGACTGGCCAACTGCGGCAACTGAGATACCTGCCTGATCTGAAACCTTACGGAGATACTCGACCTGTAGGGCAGCTGCCGTTGAGTTGCCCGTCACAGCCGTGAGGGCAAAGGTCAGCTTCTCCAGGACCAGACGTGACTCGATGGCACGCTGTGCCAGTGTAGTGAAGGCAACACCGAGGCCGGTTACAGCACCTGCAGCGATGCCTACCGCCGCACCATGGGATGAGATAAGGCTCGACAACACGAACATACGTGTTGACATACCGCCAAGGTGGCCCGACGCAAAGAGTGATGCCTGCCCCAATCCGTGAATGGCATCTTTCCAACGCATCCAAGGGGCTGAGTCGGGTGCCTTCGTATTGAGTGTGCCTAGCTCACGACGGACGGCCCCTATGGCAGTCTCCCACTCACGGCGCCAACGACCTGCCTCTGCGGGGTTGGCAACCATGTTGGAACGGAAATTAGCCGTTGCCGTGTCCACACGCTGCATCAGGCCAATGCGCGCTGCCGAAGCATCAGCACCAAGGCCAGGCGCACGGGAGCGCTGGATGTTCTCGTTTAGGTTCCGCGCAGCCTCTGCTGCACGGTGAATAGCTTGTTCCTGCCGTTCGATGGTACGCACGACTTCGCGACCTGCGCGATCGGCACCCTGCATGCCCTTGATAAGGTCATTTGCAGCCTGACCAAAGGCCATGCTTGCACGGTCGATCTTTGTAGGATCTAGACCAGACGCGGCGGAGGTTACGCGCCGCGCAAGTTCACCATAGAGGTCATTTGCCTGGCGGATGAGGTCAGTTTTGATTGCCGGTGCAAGTGTAGAGCGGTTGATTTGCTCCTGCATGTTGCGGATGCGTTCCATGCCCTGCAGGAGGGTATTCTCCTGCCGACGTAGCATCCCAATGGAGGTTTCAAAGCCGCGATTGGCGGCAACCTGTGCACCTTGAACAGTACGACCGAAAGCTTCTACTGACCTTAAGGCAGCAGTAAGGCCAGTGGTATCAACGCCGAGACCAAAACGAAGAGTACCAAGGTTCAGCACTGAACGTGTCTCCTAGTCAACACCACTGGCCCTAATAAGTTGGTCAATCTTCTATGACCGTAACGCCGCGTCGAGCTCTAACTCCTTCGCCGCGTTTTGCCTTGTCGATCGCCTCCTTCTCCGCTTTCCACTTAATCCGGAAGAACGCTTCCCACTGGATTAGGTCGTCGAGAGGCCAGTCACTGACCTCCCTCAGATCCTTCCCCAGCTCCAGCGCTATCCGCATCGTTATCAGCTTCAGCGGTTCCCTTCCCAGTGTTTTTCATGGCATTCGCCACGAGCGCTTCGAGTCCCCCCATATCCATTCCAAGGAGCTCGTTCACCGCAGAGGTGAGACGCTGCATGTCGGGGCCGAACGGCAACTGACGAAGTGATTCCTCGTCAGCTGGCTCGAACACCTTCTCGTCCGTGCCCGGTACGTAGGCATAGGTGAGAAGCATGTTCAGGGCAGAATCCTCGATACGGTTGGCCCGCATCTCGAGGATAATACCCAGCGTCGGTTGGCGGAGTTCGATCTTCGTCCCGAAAAAGTCCACTGGACGGGACTCGGGCTTCGCGGCGAAGATCTTGTTCCGGATATTGACCCGATTGCTGTCTCCAGCCTCGGTTTGTGCTTCGGTAGTGCTTGCAGTCTTCCCAGCCATGGCGGCCTCCTATACTGGGTGGTTAAGCGACGTTACACGGTCGCCGGCGTGCCGCTTCCGCGGAAGGTGAAACGGAACTCGTTCAGGCCCTCGAAGCTGTTCGCAAGGGTCGCTTCCGTGACGATCACATCACCCTCGAAGCCGGTCGTGCCATCAGGCAGGTACCGGATACGAAGAGCGGTGTTGTTCTGCCAAGCGGCGAGTGCCTTGCGCACGGCCAAGTTGAGGGTCGTCGAGTTGGAGAAGTACCAACCGAACGGACGCGAGATGAGCGTACCATCCGGAACGAAGAGGTTGAACGCCGTGGTGCTATCCTCGAGCGCGCCGACGTCGCCAGCTTGCCCGAGATTCGTCCGCTTGAAGAATCCGCGGAAGAATGTGTTGGCATCGTTGGCCGGCGCCACGTCGATGTACAGCATGCTACGAGCGAGGAGCTCTGCCTGGAGATTGGCTGCGGCATCATAGATACCACCCATCTCGAGGCGAACGCTCTTCAGGCCCGGATCATACGTACGCCAGCCGCCGTTGGTGCGCGCGGTCTCGTAGTCGGTATCGTCGATCTCAGCAGCGCCCTGAGTGAGGGTGAACGAACGCGAACGGGCGATCACCGAGGTCGGGACGTACTGGCTGGTGATGGTGACGGGGCCGACGACAGTGTACGCCGCGGCAAAAGTCACCGTACCGTTGAGGTAATCGATGCTCTCGACGTTGGCAGTACGATCGACGCCGTTGTCGAAGACGGTGGTCGTCGCCGCGAGGTTGATGATGCGCCGTGCAACGTTCGTGATCTGGTAGGTCTTACCAGACACGAGGGTCATCGCCTCGGCGGCCATCGCGACGGGCGTTCCACCCTTCTTGAGGTTGGCAAGGTAGCCGGCGACGCCCTTGAAGAAGGCGTTCGACGTTACCAGCCAGTTGCCGATCGACACGTCCTCGGAGCCATACTGCTGGCCGTAGACGGTATCACCGACGGTTGCAAGCTCACGACGCATGTCACCCGAACCACCCGGAAGAGTGTGCCAAGTAGCTCCTGCGTCGTCCGAAACCTGAATACGCTTCGCGGTCATCGTAGGTTCCTTTCCCTTTCCGGGTTATAAGTCCCGATATCCGACAGGTGCCGGATGCGAGACTATCAGGTTGAAATTGAGTGAGTGGACAGGCCGCTCACTAGGGTCAAATCCTGCAAAGACGATGCCCGTCGAGGCTACGCAGGACGTGAGTTCTGGAAAGTGTGCACCCCCATCAGGGATTGCCTGAAGGGCGTTAAAAAGCTCTTCCGCCTTGGTACGGGCTGCGATGTACCCAACACGAGAGCTCCGGATGAGAAGCTGAACGGATGGGTAATCAATAGCAACCTTAACCTCAGGCATGAGGCCGGGGCGGTCGATAACCGCAATCGCCTGGTCGCGAGCCGTTGGTAGCTGACCAGAATAGATGGGCCATGCGTTGACGGCCATCGTGGCCACGGGCATAATGCCGAGATTGGCGGCAATGAGGATGTCGGCGATGCCAACAGACGGAATCGTCATGTGCCGGCGGCCTCCCGAACTAGACGGGGGAGGCTGCTGATGATGGAGAAGTAGTCCTCGGCGATGGCCTTCTCCAAGAACTTATCCGACGTCGGAGGTTCGTGGTAGGCCGGGATCTCGTGCACATAGATGGCGTAGTGCGGATCACCTCCTCGAGCAAAGCCAATTTCCACTTCGGCACGGCCGCGGCTTGTGCGCGACTCGAGATACCCCGACTTGCGCAGGTTGCCCTTATCGATGGGGCAATATTCAAGTGCCTTACCGAAGGTAGGCTCGAGTGCCTCGATTAGGACATCTTCCTTAACATCCTCCATGTGGTCGATGAACTCTTGAAGGTTGCCAAGAAGATCGTCCATGGATGCCCGGAAGTCAGCATTCAGTGCCTGCTCGGAGCCTCCCGCGTGGGAACCCCGAAACTGCTTGCGTCCCATGAACGACTTGATGCGAGGTGCGCGCGCCATTACAGGATCGCCCTCCTCTCGCTCGAGACGTTCCGAAGATCAGGAATTGACCGCCACGCCCGGATCTCGTAGG